TTCCGAAGTCCGTTTCGATCTGCTTGATGTTGGTGCCACCGATGTTGCGGTCCGCCGGCGCATAGGAATAGATATCTGTGATGAGCTGTTTCTGCGTGCTGCCGGTCCACAAAACCATGTTGCTGAAGATGGCGCCCGCATCATACATGGCCTTGAAAAGCTGCTGCATCAGCGCCTTGGTGAGAGCTTTGCTCCCAGCCGCCACGTTTGTGCCGCCGGCGCCGGCGCACAGCGCCAGAAGGCCGCGCGTTTTGTTGGCCACATTCGCAGCGGTAGCCTTGGCGTATACGCCGTTGATGATGGTGTACTCCACGTCGCGGGCAATCTTCTGCAGCGCCTTTGCGATTTGGAAGTCTTTCTCGTCGGGCACATTGTTTTCCTGCCCGGCGGTGTTCAGGCCGCTCATGCGTCCGGCGTTGGACATCTTCACATAGCTGATATCCACAGATTCGTGGAAAATCTGCGTCACGTTGGTATTCTGGCTGCGCACGATGCCGACGGGAGCGGGTGCGGTCAGAGACGCGGTCTCCGTGATCGCAGGCTGTGCCGCTTCGGGGAAATTGTACTGGCTGTCGGTCGGGAACTCGAAATCCTCCGTCTGCATGCCGCCTTCGGTCAAGCCTCCGATGGCCGACAGGATAGGGGTATTCACTGCGTCGGCAGTGAACAGCTCACCCGCATAGTTGGGCAGGTTCCAAACGGTGCCCGTGGTCGTAATGTTTGCCATAGTCTTTTAGTCCTCCTTCTGAATGCTGAAAAGTTTGTTCTTCGCCGCCACCCGCTGGGCCAGCGGTACGTTCAGGTCAGCGGCCTGCTTTTCAAGCCGCTGGCGCTCGGTCTGCACCTGCGCGGCCACGGTCTTTGGCGCGGGCTGCTTCAGGCGCTCATTTACAGCGGCCTCGACCGCCTTTTTGAACACGGACGCCAGATTTTCAACAGTCCCCTTCACCGTTTCGGCCTTGGCGGTGCGGAAGTCGATGGTGTCCAGAAATTCCAGGGGCAGCCCGGCGGCGTTGGCTAGCTTGGATGCTTCGGCCTGCAGCTTGTAGGCATTCAGCGCCTGCTCCGCTTCATCGGCCCGCCGGATGGCCTCATCATGCTCGTGCTGTACGCGCTCGGCCTCGGTCATGTTCGCCAGCCTGTCGGCCTCCTGCTGCTTCTGGAGGGCCTTGCTGACCTCTGCGGCGATCATTTTATTCACGTCCTCCCGGGTGAACGTGCGCTCCGGCTTTTTCTCCGGAGCGGCAGCAGAGGCAGCGGGCTGCTGTGCAGCGCCGGTGCCCGCCGCAGGTTCCTGGGCCTGCCCATTCTGAACCGTCATAGTGGCCTGTTCCTGTGTGATATGTTTTCGTCCATGTTCTTCTCCTGCGTTTTACGCCCGCGCGGCTTATTTGCGTTTTACGCCCGCCGGCTTATTTTTTTGGATGCGTGTATAACAAAAGGCCCGCCGCCGAAGCGTGGGCCTTGTGCTATTGAATTTGAGGAAATTCTTTCATTCGTTGTCCAGATTTACAGACGCATAACGGCATGCGCCATCGCGCCAGGCCCCGCACTCTTCCCCTGTGCATGGCAGCGGGATAAAGTCTACCCGCATCTCATAGGCGTAGCTGCTGATATTTCCACTTTCGTCCAGCTCATTTTTCTGCTTGTAGCGCTGCACTTCGCGCGCCCGGTTATATGGGCACATTTTCGGCATAATGTCCTCTCCTTTCCCGAAAAATGGGCATGAAAAAACCACCGCCTCGTGGGTGGTGGTTTAGTCCTTATATTTTTCGCAAATCTCAATAAATCGGCGCTTTTCTTCCGCCCGAAGTGCACGACGCTCCGGAGTATCAATAACGCCGCGGCTGGGAAGTTTATGTGTTTTTTTGTACGCAGCTATAATTTCATCATCTCTGCGGGTCATTTCTTTCCCCAGCGCAAGAAGCTCCGACTTTTTCTCTTCAGCTTTACTCATCTTTCCCACCTCGTATAGCAGTCGATTCCCAAGATTCTGCAGGTTTCCTCCATCAAACAATGCTGACGCAAATCCTCATAATCGGAATAGTCTGGCTTGCATCGGATTTCTAGAATATCCTGTATTCTTTCTCCGGCTTCCGCCCTCGCCTTATCCCACATTTCCCATGTAATGCCCTCCGGGCGCTCAAACCGATAATGGTATTTAAAGTCCACAGCCTCCATCACGGCGGAGCCGTCTTCAAAAAACGCGGGCATGTCCACATCTGTGCTGAACGAAAACTGCGTGCTGTCTGGCGGATGGGTGTGGATGTTGTAGCTCTCTATCATCTTATCACCCAGATACGAACAGTCAACCCCTGTCGGGTTGTTGTCCGTAATAAAGTGCACTTCTCCGTCACGGGTGATAACAAGCATGTTTTCCACGGGAGATCTTGCATATTGCTTGCAGAATGCTTTTATCAGTTTTTCAACCAAAGCATGATTGTTTGGGTCGATATGCCCTTTCATCTCATGTACAATAGCTCCCGGTTGCCCGTCATCCCCACCAGCTCCGCGGCGGCTCTCCACCTCAACCGCCTGGATCACGCTGCGGCAGGGGTGCGGCGGAGGATACACGGGCGGGGCGTTGACGCCCAGCTTCAGCTCCTCCATCCGGAACACCTTGCCGTGCAGCGCCCGGCATTCGCTCGTTGTGCGGTCGTCGATGGTCGCTATGAACCGGTACGCTTTCACGCCCGCATCTATGAACGCCTGCACCACCGTGTGCCCCACGATGAAGCCCATCACCATATCGTAGTAGCCCGCAAATCTGCCCTCCGGCGTTTTTTGCACCTCGCGGAGCTGCCATGCCCGCTGCCGCCTCAAAATAGCCTGCATCGGTTCGCTGTCCATGGAAAGTTCTTTTCCCTGGGATGAATCGACAACGGCCTGCTTGGTGATTTCTCTTGCCCGGTATGCCGCATCCGCAGCCAGTGCCTGCTCATACGTCAGGCCCGTGGGCAATGGATTGTTTGAAAGCGTATCCCGCACAAATTTGGCCCCGGGAGCATTTTTTGCTCCGAGGCGTGTAACTTCATTCCCCTCGGCAAAAGCGCGCTTGTATACGATTCTGGAGGCACTCAGCAGGGCGTCGCGGTCTGTCTCTGAAATTCTGGCGTAGCTGTCAGAAATGGCGTGCATCAGGTACAGCAGCATTGCCTCGTCGCAGCGCATCCTTGTTCGGCGCTGGGCGTCCTGCATCAGCAGCCGCAGCTCGCCGGTGCTCTCTCCCTGCTTTTTCCAGCGGGCGATATCCCGGTGCAGCCGTTCCACCTGCGCCTTGGGCAGAAGCCCCATCATGGACAGACCGGCAAAACGGTTGAGAATGTCCTGTGCTTCATCCTGTATCGCGCGGCTTTCCCGCAGGACCGCCCTGTATACGTGCCTGTTTTCCGCATCGATGGGCCGCCAGAAGGCCAGCTCGTCAAAGCCATATGTATTATCGTTACGGCCTTGCTGTGCCATTCAAATCCCCGTCCTCGCCTGTTTTGTCATCATCCTGTCCGGGTGTATCGTCTTCGTTTCCAAGTTCCTTTGCCCGCTCCACGGCAAGCTCATAGTTCGCCGCTGCTTCGGCGTCACGCTTGGCGATCTCCTCCGCAGGGTCCACCTCCACCTGGCTCTCGCTGATGCATGTCTCGTCGCTGAACAGGCCGCTGGTTTTCATTGTAGCCGCCCGGTTGATGGATTTATCCTTGTCGGTCGGAATATTCCGCTGCATCACAACGTCAATGTCGCGGAAATCAAATTTCTGTCCTTTCTTGGCAAGACGGCCGCAGATCAGCTCCCACAAAGCCAGATACCCCTTTCGGAAGATTCGGTCCATGCTGGCCGTGTATTGGTCCAGAGCATACAGCTTATATCCCAGCGCGCTTGCGTTGTCCGCATTGGCGAACGCCTCATCCGTCATATTGGGCACACCTGTCAGCATCGTGATCTCATCGTGCAGGCTTTTCAGTACATCCAGCAAGCCGGAATAGTTGACGTCCTTCAGCAGCCAGTGGATATCTCCATCATCGTCCACCGAGATGGTGCGGGCGTTCAGAATGGCCCGTTCCTCCACAAGGCGGGCCGGGTTGGGAACCATTTCTCCCTGCTCATTCAGGATGGTGGCTTGATTCTCATAGTTGTAGCCTCTCAGCAGCAGCTTCGCCTCATCGTTTTCCTGTGTCATGCTGCGGATATTCTTGCGGATCTGCTCAAAATCCTTGATGTCGCTCAGGCCAGGCTCAAAAATGGCGATGTTGTCCGGGTTTTCGAACGCCACGGCCGGGATGCCGTCCCATAAAGTGGAGCCATTGTCTCCGGCTTCCTCCTTGTAACCGTCCGAAGAACATGCGCGTACCTGCTTGCGTCAAAAGCTCGATTACGGATTGAGGATTTCCAGCGTCATCCTCTTCCTTCCACATGCGCACAAGCCCGACCAGATTTGCAGGCGTTGAGTAATCCCATATGCCCACCGTCTGCTTTGAATCGAAACGGGTATACACGATTTCGTTGTCGCTGTTTTCGTACACATACAAATAGGCGCCGCTCATGACGACATAATCCCGCACAAGCTCCATGTACGTGGCCCCGTCGTCGTTGTAGCGGCGAATATAGTCAATAGCGGATTTGAACTCGCGGATATACACTTCATCGTGCGTTCTGCCCTCTCCGCAATTACGGCAGCGCACGTTGTACTGCGGCGCTTTCCCGCTCAGGTATCCGGTTACCATATTGGCGATGTAGTATTCAAAAGGCACCGTTTTCTTTTGGCCGTCGTCTCCGATGATCTCATACAGCCCGTTTTTGCGGGAATACCGCTTGTACATCTCGCGGCGGTACTCCAGAATAGGCGCGATCCTGTCCACCAGGTTTTGGATAGTCTCAGCGCTATAAGCCTCCAGGGCTTTCTGGTTCATTTGCAGCATGTATCTTTCCTCCTGCTAGACAATACGGCCGGAAGAAAACCCCCAGCCGCTTGGTTTATTGAATTGCTCCGCGACGCCCGTAGCCGCGTCCTGTGCGTCGTCGTGGGCGTTTTTGCCCTCTTTCTGGTATCTGTACATGGATTTGTAAAATTCCGGCCAGCGGTCTTTCCAGTTGGCTGGAAAATACATGTGATCGCACACCCAGGTAGCATGCGTCAGAATGCGTGCGGTCTTGTTCTCCCCCTGATGGAACCATTCGATCCGGCAGCGGTTTGAACGATATTTCTCCCGCAGAATACGCTCCACGTTGCGGGCAAACCCACGGCCGCCGTTGTTGCTCTCGATACGTGCGACCTGGCATCCTGTTTCCGCAAGCCTGCGCGCGGTCTCTTCTTCGGTTACTTCCATCCCGGCCTTGGTAAAGTACACATCCAGAACAAGCGCCTCGTTGTTGTAGTCCGCATATGTGATGCTGCACAGATAATCCTCGCCCTGGTCGGCGGTGTCGGTGTAGTTGCGTATCTGCAGCGGGATAGGCTTACCATCCGGCTTGCAGGGAAGTGTAGCGTATGTTTTGAAAGACTGGTATAACCTGCCCTGCAGGTCAATGGGAATCTGCTGATAGTTTGCAGACGCGATTTCCGGGCTCATGGGCCGCACTTTCATCTCATAGCTTTCACGGCTCAGTATTTCCGGGCACAGCATAGTGCCGTCGTCCTGCAGTGCTTTTTCAACCAGCATCCGGATTTTTTCGCCGGCTCCTGTAAAATGCTCCATCGCACGCCCGGCCAAGTCTCCGCTGGCCCACCGCGTCATGATGATGAGGATTTTCCCGCCCTCCTCCAAACGTGAGAGCATGGTGTCAGTGAACCACTTCCAATGGGCTTCCAGAACGTTCTCGTTGAATGCCTCTTCCGCCAGTTTGACAAGGTCATCGATGATGAGCCACGTCGCACCGAAGCCCGTTGCCGTCCCCTTCGGGCTTGTGGCAAGGTAGCTCGAATGATTCCCCTCCAGTGCCCAGCGGTTCGTAGCGCCGTCGCCGTATTTGATGCGAGTTTCCGGAAAGATATCGCTGTAAACTATAACGTCAGGGTCTGCCTTCTGCTCGCTGATGCCGTTGCGCACGCCCTTGGAGAACGTAGAGGAAAGGTTTTCGTTGTAGCTGCCGGTCATTACTTTCACGGTATTATCGCGGCCGAACAGCCATTCCGTGAACAGTCCGGCGGTACGGCTTTTTCCGTGCCTCGGTGGCTCGCACACGATCATCACTTTTTCATCGCTCTCCGAAAAGGCTTGCAGCTCATTGCACAAGCGCACCAGATGCGGGCGGTCCGGCTTATAGAAGTCTCCGGCACGCAGCCGGCAGTAATCCCAAAAGCAGCGCCGTGCCAGTTCGATGCGCGCATGCATTGCAATTTCCTGTCTATTCATCCCCCGCAA